TATAATCAAGTTCTTTAACCTCATTTGGTCGAACCTCCCAGCATCGTTCTCTGAAATAAAGGCGTTGATATTCCCTGGTTGGTTCTTCGAATACAGGTTTATTAAAAACAAGGTTACTCAGCTTGTCAGGTCCCAAATATTGCACCCCGCCTTTGTATATCATTTCCAAAACATCTTCATTGGCTGATACTTTAGTAAAATCAGTTACATAATCACGAATTTCGAAAGGTTCAACGGTCCTGACTGTAGGATGGTTAATGTGAATAAACTGATAGGTCTTACCATCCAGGTTCATCATGCGATAATAACCACGATTTTGTAGGAAAGTAAAACAACGGCCATATTTGAATTCATAGGTTGTTGCTTTTGCATTTCCATTCCGGTCTATTCCATTTACTTCCTGCCAGTATTTTTCATCACTCTCAAGGGGTTGTGCACTTTCAATTTCACCTTTTTCATTCAACTTCCAAATATGTCGGCCAATACGGAATTTAGGTAAAGCCCTTAAAACGGAAGAATGCTCTTTAGCAAATGCAGTTGGGTTATTCAGATGCCATATTTCCTGTATTTTGGTGTCATTTACAGCAGTTATTTTGAAAAGCTGAAGATATTTACCGGTTAGGTTCTTTTCATTGATAAGCCAATTCAAATCTGACAATAATAGGTCAGGAGTTTCTTTTAATGTATTGGCTAAAAGATCATCAATTCCCTTATCTTTTCCTTCGTTAGGTTGAACATGCCCAACGTATATTTCAACAGATATTTCACGGTTCTCAAGGCTTTTAATATATTCCTTGAAATTCTTTGCAGCATAATAAAAATTGCGTGGCCGTTGATCAACCGAATCATTTATCTTTATCGAGTTTGATAGATCATTCCAATCAGCATCAAAAAGCAATGACACCTTTTTGACATCCGCCTTCTGAATAATTGTTATCAAATCGACCGGAAGTTGGCTGTCATGTGCAAGGTTTTGAATTCCGGCAATACCAACAGACCAAATACCATGTTTGCATGCTTTTTCGGCTTTCTTTTCGCCTTCCTGAATGAATAAATGATCTATCTTTCCACCGGTCTTAATATGGATTCTTAGTTTCTCAGGAATATATATAAAATTACCTGAGCCATACGGAGACTTGTATTTAACAGGTTTCCCTTTTCCATCCTTATGTTCATCCGGGAATTGAAACCGAACACGAATAAAATCTTTTGTTTTACCGGTTGGCTTTCCTTTCTCATTGACTACCTCGTACTGGCAAGGTTTCCCATCAAGATCATAATACTCGATAATAACATCATCCCCTTCAATCGGATCATAGAATTTATTAAATGTTCCTGGACGAAACATTTTTTTATCGGTAGTCGTATGATTTTCGGTAATTGTGATGATTTTGCTTTGAACATCAGCGTAAGTAAGACCCGATTGAAATAACATTCGGTCACAAAAAGTACTCGATTTTTTAGGCTCTTTTTTACCTGTTACTTTTTTTGTTGTTACAACCGGTATATCGGCTATAATACTATATTTATGATTCAGGTATTCCAATGCTTCATGAAAGGGCATGTTCTGACCTTCCATTAAAAAATGTGAAGCTGTATAACCACTAATCTTTTTACATTTAAAACAACCGAATGCCTTTTTAACTGAGTTTAATTTAAAGGTATATTCACCCTTACAAATTGGACATTCCCCTGAAAACTCATTATTTTTCTTTCGTAATATGATAAAATCACCGATTACGTCAACCAACCTGTCATTCGTGGCTTCTAATATCTTATCCCTATCGTGGTCGTTATAATACATATATCAAATGTTTTCAAATAAATCAAGTTGTCGTACATCCATTGCCTCTTTGCCGGTAATTTTTAAATGCCTGCAAATAGCACTATATTCTTTCTCTGTGATCTTACGTTCACCTTTGTATAGTTGCCACCAGCGGCCTTGCCGGATACCGGTAAGTTGAAAGAATTGCTTTGTAGGCATAAAGTATTCCGGGAACGTAAATTTTGACGTGATAAGTCGGATAGTGAGGTTATCCTTTGAGTAGACTTTGAAGCGCCGGCTCCGGTGTAGGAACAATCGGAGTTCCTCCTGATTCACTCCCAGTTCCTCGGCCATCTCCGGCAATTTCTTTAGTCCTACGTTTTGATCTAAGTAAGGCAAGCGATCTTTCCAAATTTTGTGCATCGAAATTTCTTTTTATAGTTGTATTTTCAGGGTTAAATTGATAACAGAACTGGCTTTCCGAAATAAAGCAACATGCTATTTTAATAAACAAGTCATAATTTACAGGTTCTACCCATGCCTCTACTGATAATGACTGATGAACTTTTAATTTGTCCAAAAAGTCATAAACGCTTTTCTTATATGCCCAAAATTCGGATTCACCCATTTTGACTATAAATTCAGTTATCCATGTTGGATCAGCGAGAGAAGCAGGTGCATGAGTAGATAGATTCATGATAGTAGATTGATTAAGTAAAATAAAATGTTTTTTCATTTCCGGTTCCATACTTCCTCGTTTTTATAGTTGCAAGGAAAGGAAATGCTTCTTTTGGTACTTTATCCAGTATTTCTTTTATTGGTGCTGCATTCGTAAAAAATTTACGTTCTATGTTTTCATACCGTATTCGGACAACATATCTTCCTTTTCCATACTTGGTTTCGACATCAGGATCAAAATCAATAATTTCTATTTCGCAATTGGTTACTTCGGTAATTGAAATTTGTTGTACAGGGAATATGTTTTTGTTTTCAGTTTCTTTTATTCCAAGGTCAGAGAATGTTTTCATCATGTAATATTGTTTTTAATAAATGTCTCGAATTGCAATGCTTTGCCCAACCGAGCCAGGGACTAATCTGAATTTTATATTGCTTTTCATCCAGATTTTTTTTATTTAATTTAGCAACCTTCCTGCAGAATTTTTTTTTAATCGATTTTCGCATTAAAATATGCGTATGCCGGAACACATATCCGACAAAATCAATCCCTCGCTTATCTACCGGAAACACCTGGTAATTATCTTTTACCTGAAGGTTTAATCTGACTGTCATATATTCGCTAATATCAATCAGTAAACTTTGCAAATAAGGCTTATCCGGTGCCAGTATCACAATATCATCTGCATATCGGTAATAGTACTTTACTTTTTTATCCTCTTTCAGATAATGATCGAAATATGATAAATATAAGTTGGCAAAAAACTGAGAAAGATAATTCCCGATTGGAACCCCGGGCGCACTATCAATTATACCATCAAGCAGATTTAAAAGCTTTGTATCCTTTATTTTCTTCCGGATGATACTTTTCAATATCTCATGATCAACACTAGGATAGAATTTTTTAATATCAAGTTTCAGACAATAGGTAGTTTTTTCAACTTCATTTAAATCCCGTTTAATCGTTTTTAATACTCCGTTAATGCCTTTGCCCTTTATGCATGCATAACTTTGTGAAATGAAAACTGACACCCATATTGGCTCCATGACATTCATTATTGCATGGTGAACTACTCTATCTCTAAATGGAAGCCGGTATACTGTTCTGACCTTTGGATCAGTAATAGTAAAAATGCTGTATTCAGATGTTTTGTATGTTCCGTTCACCAGTTCTGCATGCAATTGGTTGATGTTGGCTTCCAGGTTCTTTTCAAAGAGCTTAACCCCATAACTATTGGACTTCCCTGATTTAGCCTTGTTACATGCTAAATACAGGTTATCCTGGCTGCATACTTGATCATATAAATTTCCTATTCTTTTCATGCTTTGCTTTTCGTATCGGAGCGTTCAGTTTCCCTACCAGTACCTTTTGAATTAGTTTTTTTTTGGCAAGTGCCAAGGTCTTTGTCTCTGTAAAATCTTTTAGCATAGGTGCGAGCTGTTCCCTGCATTCGCATTCGAGTTATCGTAATTCGTATCATTGAAAACGAAAGCCCTGGAGGACAACCCACAAAGACAAACAACCTTTAATCTCTATTTCTGAATAATTACAGTCCAAATATCTAAGAACTGTTCACCGGCATACTTTGCCAGTACTCTAGTTTTAAAGCAAAGTCGCGAGCCGTACCCCGCATACGCATGCGAGCAATCGTAATACGTATCAGTGAAAACGAAAGCCCCGGAGGACATATAGAAGTATGGATAGTATTTATACTGATTACTATCATTCCAGTCAGCTTTCCACCCTTCGTTCAGTGCTTCAGCAATTACAATAATTTTGTATTGCGCTTTAAAATATTCACGTAAATCTTCCGGTAAATTTGAAAAGTCAGGTACTTCAGGACGTAAGGTTTCTTTCATTGCATCTTCGAAAGTCTTAATACGAATCATCACATTTTCTTTCACTTCTTTTTCTGCTACTTTTGTTTCTACTTTTTTCATGTTTGTTTGATTTTTATTTGCCTTTCAGCGATAGTTGTATTTAAAATTAAAACATAAATCCTTTGAATATATCAACAAATTGTTTTCCTGCATATGTGGCCAGTTCAGCACTCGAAAGGCAAAGGCGCGAGCCGTACCCCGCAAACGCAATCGAGTAATCGCAACCCGCACCATCGAAAACGAAAGCCCCGGAGGACAACCGGAAATAAGGATACCACTTTGCTTGGTTGCCATTGGTCCAGTCTGGAACCCAACCCTCGTTCAATACCTTTATTACTGTTTTTAATTTTCGGTAATTTATTTCATCTGGAGTGAATCCAAAACTTTTAAGTTCCGATTCATTTAGTGGCTTTTCTCCTAACTCCGTACAGGCATCTTCATACGTTTTAATCCGATCAGTAATTTTACCAGAGAAAAATTCTTTACCAAAGGAATCTTCCAGTATCTCTTTAAATTCTGGTGTAGCAGTCTTATACAGGATACGTGCTTTTGAATCTTCAATTTGTAATAGTTTCATAATTTGTCTTTGTTAGTGTTTTATTAAAAATTATTATTTATGAATACCATTTGAATTCACAGAATTTGAACGAATATGAGGTTGATGATATACGTATTTAGAAGAATGAAGTCCGTGCATCGAACAACTTGTAAATACCAGTACCAGGAGAGCGATAAATAAGAGTTTAATTGTTTTCATTTTGAAGTAGATTTATTATTTTTGATTGATTTTAAATAGATACTTTTTTGACTTTTTTTCAGAAACGAAAAGCTTTTAAATCCATTGCGGATTAAAAAATACACATAGAAAGCGCATAGGATCTTTAATCCTAAATAAATAAAATCCATATTCTAAGATTTTAAGTGATTAAACTATTATTTCTGGAAGGTAGTTGCCGGGGTAGGCTTTCCGCATCCCGAACAATAAAGCGGGTTGCACCTGGCACAATATACTTGTCCGCAGTGGGGACATTCAACTTCAACGCAGTGATTCATTCCGGATAACTAAATACGAGAATTAGCAATGATATAAAGGCTATTGCAAAGAGAATAATAATGGAGAAGTTGAAGATTGATTTATTGGGTTTCATTTTACTTCTCCTCTAATTAACATTAATGAATATTGCAGTGATTCAGATACTTCAATCAAAATATAATCACCCATATAACTTAAAGTGTCCCATCGAGTATATTTTGGTATCGCAGCTTTTCCTTTATGATCCTGATACTCCTTTACAACCAGTTTAAATTCATCATCTAGAATTTGAAGATTCTTTTCATTGATTATTTTACTTTCAAACTTTGAAAAAGCCCGGTGAAGCATTTTATCCAGTGAATTTTTGTATTGATTATTCACCCTGTTCTTTATGAAATAGTTCTTATCCATTCTGGCAGATTTTCAATAATGATACAACTAATTAATAAACACACGATAACAAAGACAATCGATTTAAAGATCAAATCATTTTGATGATCCTGTTTTCTTTTTCGTTCATTTTCAAAACGAATTTGAAGTACTGTTTTCATACTGATTATTTATAAAGTTAATTTGTTTGCATTTACATCTCCAGAACTCTTTTCCCTGGTACCAGTCACTCTCCGGATTAATTACCTGACATTCGCATGCTTTACAATAATATGTTCCTTTTGCTCTGGCGTATCCAACATGGATGACTGATTTGGAATATCCGTTTTGAATCATTATTTTTTTGAGCCGGTTTAATTCCGAAAAACTTCCATCCTTATACTTTTTGTCCCGAATAGTTAGACGTGCAAGTGAAGTTGGCATATGGATTTATTTTAAAGTTTACTCTTTTTAAAAAGAACTACCGGTACTGACTTCTTGCGTTACTTTCCCATCATTGCGCTTCAAGAGCTTTCTGATTTCGTCTCAGGTTTCGAGTGCGATTAGCACCGGTAGTTATATTCTATTACTCCCTCTTAGGGAATTGTGCTCTTTAAAAAAAAGAGAGCGAGTTTACCCGCCCCGGCTATATAGGCTTCACTTATCTTATCACTGTTTACAATCATCTCAACTATTGTAATGCCGTTTCTCTCCTTTTTTAGCAGTCTTACTCTGCCACCACCATGACACCTCATGCAATGGGTTCCTTGTCGGGTTTATTTCATTTTAAGCCGGTTCCACATGTCAATCAGTTGTGACGTCTTATGGTAGCCATACCGGGTCAACATGTTTTGTCGGTGTTTCTTTACTGTATTAAGCGCAATACATAAGGAGTCGGCCACTGCCGTTTCATCAAGTCCTAGTACCAGTAGACGAAGAACATTAACTTCAGATTTTCGGAGATTGGTTGATTGTACCGGGTAACAGGCCTCTTTTAAATTGCATCCTTCGCATTCTCCCCTTTGTGGACAATAGCAATATTCAACATTTTGATTTCCATTTTCATCAATATCCACCAAGTGATCAGATTGTCCGAAGTGGAGTTTAATCCACATTTTCACTATTAAAAATTCGAAATACATTCGGTTCGGTTGACTTTGGTAATATCTTTTTTCAAGACATTTTAAAGCAGCCGGATATTCTTCCGATAAATCTTCAATATGTGCTTCAATGATATGTCTATGAGTTTGATTTAATATATAGGCCTTTTCTTCCATCTCGGCAACCAATACATTCCCTTTATTTACCACATATTCAATTTCGCGTAGTCTCATCGTATGAATGATTGTCCGGTTATACGTTCAAGTTCCTGATATTCCAATTCCTTCCATGAATTATTTCGAAGTTTCGCATAAAAGGTTGTGTAAGCAACATGAAGTGGAACCATAGAATCACGAATTTTATTTTTTGCCGTAGTATCCAGCAATTCGAAATAATCTTTAAAGAGTATTTTTTCTATATTTTCTTTAATTGTTTCCATAAATTCGATTATTAGTGTTATTTTGGTACTGCAAATATATAGTATTATTCATAAATGAGAACTATATTTCTTATTTAATATGAATAATAATTCTTATTTATAATCATTCAATGCAATAACAATGTTTATATATCACAAAATAAGAACTTTAATCACTGAACTACAATCAGAAAAAAAATACATCACTATCCAAAAGATGGCTGATGATATGGGTATAATAAAGAAATCTTTAGAAAATTATAAGGAAGGAAAGTCAAAACCATCTGTTGAGCAACTTGAAAAGATAGCTATATACTTCAAAAAGGATATGAATTATTTTTTTGATCAACCTGGATGGCATGCATATGAAATGCAAATTAAACCATCCGATCAGATGAATGAACCTGCAGAAGAATATCAGCAATCATCATCACGCAATCCTTGGGAATTACTCTATGATACTCAAAAAGAACTAATGGAAGTGAAGGTGGAGAATGAGCGGTTAAAAAAGGGATATGCACCCGCCCAGGATGCGAAAGCCGTATGATCATGTGGATACTTTATCCAGTAGTCAAGATATTAATTATATTCCAGATTGCTGTATAGAACTAAGTTTTGTATCCCAATTGTAGACCAGATAAATATAAATGACTGATTTAGAGACAACGTGGTTGGTGCTGGTGGTACCACTTTAACCCCAAAACCTCACAGTCATAACGACTGTGAGGTTTCGTGTTTTATATCTATCTCAACAAGTTACGACACAATCTCAATAGTAAATTTCAGTGAACTTTGGACCATAATGTAGACCAATCGTTACAAATGTAGAAATGATAACAGTAAAATTATACCATCGTACCGGTGAAGATAAAAAGACCGGATTTATTTACGTAAGTTTTTACGTCAATAGAGAAAAGGTACACTTTTCGACTAAGGTTCAATGTGATGTCAAGCATTGGAACGAACGTAATTTGCGTATAAGTGCCGGAGATAAGCAAGCTGGAGATAAAAATCTGATTATAGAAAGTATTTTATCCAGGATAAACAATGTGTTGGTCAAATACCGGTTAAAGGATAAAAAGCTAACCCGGAATATATTCATGAAAAATTATAACCGTCCGGATGATTGGACCACCTTTCATGAATTCTGTGAAGATTATCAAAAAAAGACAGCAAGGCAAATAGAGATATCAACCCATAACATGCACGACAGTGTGTTGGCCAAACTAAAGGCATTTTCACCTGATCTGTATTTTGATGATATCGATAAGATGTTTTTGGAAAATTATAAAGTTCATCTCAAGAAAGATTTACTTAATAATGACAACACGACTTATAAAAACATGGCCGTGATCCGGAAGTTTGTGTTGGCAGCAATTAAAGCCGGCTATATGGAAGAGAATCCGTTCGAAGATTTCAAGGTAAAGCAATCCACTCCACACTTTGTATATCTCACTGAAGAAGATTTACAGGCATTATATTTATATTACCTCAAGGATGATTATATTGAAAAATATCGCAAAACATTTCAATGTTTTTTGTTCATGTGTTTCGGATCACAACACATTGGTGATGCAAAAGCTATGAAGCTGGAGCAATTTTCTAAGATGTCATTCACATATTATCGAATGAAGACACGAGGAAAGAAGCCTGAACCGGTAGTAGTTCCAATATCTTCACCATTGCGAAAGATTGTATTGGATATCGTTGGTGATCGTAAAAAAGGCTTTATATTCTCTGAATTACCTGCCGATCAAACCATGAATGAATATCTGAAGAAAATAGCTGCAGGAGCAGGAATAACAAAACTGATATCTCATAAATCCGGTCGGCATACATTCGCTACGATTTATATGGCCAACAATCCAAACCCATTTACATTGAAAGATATCATGGGACATTCAAAAATTGAACAAACAATGCTCTATGCCCATGTCCTGGAACAGACAAAACAACGTGGAATAGATTGCTTTGATAAATTTAAGTAGCACCCACACCGATATTCCCAAAAAAGCCGTACAATTGAACAATAGTACGGCTTTTTTACTTATCCTTTCAAACTTCCTTTCTTTACCGACTTATCCCTCAGTGCCTGTTGTTTCTCCAGTTGACTCAGTATCACAAAAGCATCAATACCATTATCAATTAAATATTGAATCAATTGTCCAAGTCTACTCATTACTGATATATTGGCTGCAATAACAGCATTACTATCCGTTGTCGCCTTATTTGTATTGTCACCACCGTCCCCACTGTCCCCAATTGCACTATAATTCCCAGATGCTCTTTGCGATACTCTATTTCTCCTGATCACATCAAGTACTCCCGGAGCATTCATCCGAATGTTCCGTAGCGTTGGATTATCAACCACCAGTTCGTCCCCACGTTCGCCCATGAGCGTGGGAGAAGTCACAATCCCTGTTCTGGCCACTCCTCGGTACGGCACATTCCGGTATACTTTTCCATCATCAGCACCAATCACATCCCACCTTCCATCAGCCGCCTGAGTAACTACCCGGGCACCGGTTGATCCGGAAGTACCTGAACCACCCGATCCGGAAAGAGTTGTTGCCATGATGGCGTTACGTTGTGAGATAATAGAACTAACCTGCATTCCCACCGTTACGACTTCCAACGCGGTTATAATGCCCGCCAAAATGGGATTAACGCCATGAACTGCCCATATGTTGGCAATTCCCAACGCACCTGCAGCAATAGCCTGGGCAATTCCTATGGCCATATTAGCATCCGCCTGTTTCTTTTTCAGATCCAGTTCCTTTTGTGCAAACTTCTCATTCACCGCCTGAATTGCTTCAGCGTTATCACCTGCTAAAGTTAATTCTTTTTGTTTCTGTGCTTCCAGACTATCTACTTCGGCCTGATTGGATGCCTGGTTGGCCGCACCGATAGCATTTGTTATTTGCACGGCTATCTGGGCATATTCAACAGCTTTTTGCTTCTTGAATGCAGCGATATATTCTTGCTGATCCTTAACAGCAATCTTTTCTTCATTTAAATGTGCCTTAAGAGCTTTCAGACTCTTCATATACGACAGTTTCTCCTGGTCAAGTCCAAGAGTCTGCCTCATCCGGGCTATTTCTTCAAGGCGTTTCTTTTCTTCACCAAGTTCATCCTTCGTTCCTGATTTACGAGCCTTAAGTAATACACCATTTGCCGCTGTAACAGCAGTATTAGCAGCATCTACGGCTTTCTTCTTATCGGCAGCAGAATTAAAGGTAGCATCACGTATTAATTCAGCATAATCCGTTGCATTTTGCAGACGTGCTTCAGCCAGGGTGATTTCAAGATCATATATCTGACTGTTATAATCCTGTTGGGAGATGGTTCTGTTATCCAGTTCCCCCTGCAGGCGATCCCGTTCCGTTTGTTCGTACTGGGTAGTTACGTCCGATATCGATTTAAACGAATCTTCAATAACTTTTAGGTTCGCTTCATTTTCCGTTTTTTGTTTGGCTATCTGAGCATCTTTAATCTGTCCATCAAATTCATTATATTCCTTACTTCCTTTTTTATACAGATCTCGTTTCATACCTAAATATTTAATTTCGAGATCCAACAGTTCGGAGTTATACGTTTCTTCATCTTTTTTACCATCCAACCTGGATTGCTTCAGTAAATTCTTTTCTGCGGATAATTCAGCATCTAAATTATCAAGATTATTCTTTAATGCTTTTTTAGCAGCTGCGTCTTCTTTTTTTTGATTAGTCGGAGTAGTAAGGTCTACTTTTTCTCCCGGCATTTGTGAAGCCTTTGATAATTTTAATGCACTCCTAAGACCCCCTAAAGCATTTACGTAAGCAATTTGTTTTTTTACATCCTTATCAAGTTTTGAAATCTGAATTTCTTTATCTTTATTTTGTTCTTTTACAGCTCCACCCAATTGATTATTAACTACTATTTCAGCCTTTAGTTGTTCAATATATTTTTGATCATTTTGATAAATCCTTTTAGCACTTGCAATATTTTTATTTAAAAATCCTTCCTGATCTTTTTGTTGAACGACCAGTTTTTTCATGGCTTCAATTCGTAACTCTACAGAATGAGTTATTGCATCAGCATCTTTTTGTGCACCACTTTTACTGAGCAATGCTAATCCACCAAGTGCATTAGTGATGAATTGAGCCAGATATCTGAATACATTGGCTATCGGACCCTTTCCATCTTCCAGGGACAACATAAATGATCCCCAACTTGATTTCATTTTATCCATATCTCCCGATAAATTATCTGAAGCTATAGTCATTTGTTCCAGGGCAACATTTGTCCCGGTAACCTGTTTGGTAAGTTCATGAAACCGATCAGCATTTTGAAATAATATCTGAGCTAATCCAAAAAATTCAGTACCAAATTTCTTTTGCAAGGCAATATTATTCCCGGATATCGATTGATTGTTTTCAATGGCCTTATTCAGGTCGAACATTCCATTTGTATAATTTTTTGTGTCTGCCTGAAGTTTTACAAGTACACCTTTAAATCCTGTCCCTGCAGTTTCAGCTTTTACCCCTTTTTCTCCAAAAAGTTCCATCATGGCAGTGGTCTGTTCAAGACTCATACCGGCTGATTTTGCTATTGTACCTACTTTCGAAATCGATTCTCCTAAATAGTCCACTTCTACAGCACCAAACTTCGAACCTGCCGCCAGTACATTCACTGTCCGGTCACTTTCTAATGCCGACAATCCAAACTGATTCATAATAGTAGTAACATTCTTTGTCGATTCGGTCAGATCCATACCGGTGGCCTTACTTAATGTAAGTACCGAACGGGTAACGTCCGAAAGTGCTCCTACATTGCTCAACAGTTCCGGCTTGGCACTTCCCACCAACTTCATGGCTTCAACGATCTCAACAGCCGATTTACCGTAATCTTTTGCCAGCGATTTAGCCTTTTCTTTCAGGTAATCCAGATCCTTACCAACAGCACCTGTTAACGCTGATAAATTGGAAAGTGATTTTCCAAACTCCATTGAGTTTTTAGCTAAATAAAATAATCCGGAAACAAGTCCAACGATGGCAGTGATAGCAATCATGGTAGGACTTAATAGGAATGTCTTAATCATTGATCCGAACCCGAGTAATGAATTACCGGCATAACCCACAATTCCCGGCATTAATGACATATTCTCTATAAATCCGGATACTCCTTTAGAACCCGCACCAATTGAGGAATGCATTTCACGGTATGATAAAGTAACCTGACCATTCACGCGCTGAAGTTGCTCCAGCTTTTTACTTTGTTCTTCTACTGTATTCGATCCTTTTTTTACTTCCTTTTGTAACACCTTCTGTACAGCAATCAATTCATTATATGTTGATCCGCTAAGGTTCTCAAGTACTTTTTTTGTCTGATCGAGTTTAGCCCGGTAATCAGCCTCAATAGCCTGACTCTTCTTTACTTGGTCGCCATACATTTTAAGTTTCTTCTGGTTGTCATCCCATGCTTTTCCAGTAGTCTCACCAGCGGATGTCATTCGCTTACTTTCCGCTGTCAGATCCTCCAGTTCCTTTTCATACTTTTTGGTAGAAGCCACCATCTGATCAATACCCTTGCCATAGTCACTTGAGTCCAGGTACACCCTGATTCCACGCTTAAAATCGTTTGCCATAATTCTTGTCTTAATCTCCGTCAACTGACGGATTTGGGGTTCTTTATTTTACAAAAGAAATCATAACCCATTTCCTTTTAAAGGACAACTACATAGTCACCATCGTCCTCACCGTCCCCACTCTTTTAAAACAGAATGCCCCGACTTTAACAAGCCAGGGCATTCTTAAATTAACCTTAAATCTAATACTATGAAAAAATCAAGAATCAAACATGTCGGGTAGTCTGTCTATTAGTACAACTATTTCCGTTTTGCTGGGTTATGGGTTTATTATTCAAAGTCGTTAGCGTCCCCATTGTTCCCATTTTTAAATTATAACATCGGCCAGGATCTATCAGTACAAATACGTCCGGTTTAAATAAAATCCCGATATTCATGTCTCCGGTGTCCACAACGTCACCCACTTTAAAATTTATCACCACCGGAGTAGTCTCAAAACTTACAGGAATAGAAACTACCGGCATAACCTGATAAACCTGTTCTACTAGAATAAATCCCCCTTTAGGGGTTAGGGGTTCTTTATTTCCCACATCAGATGCTATGGCTGATGTAAACATCAGCGAGAATAGCGCAAGGCAAAAAATTAGTCTTTTCATAAATAATTTTTTTGTTAGTATTAATAAATAATTTCAATGCAAATATTCTGATTTTTACACATTCAATAAAGGACAAAATAATCACTTTTTAATTTTCTTATAAAGCATTATATCTGTGTATCCTGAATTATGATTTAAACTCACAGACATTTCTTTTTTAATTGCTCCGTTAAATGGATTATCGGCTGATAAATTAGTTTCAACCCATTCGCAAAATTCAAGTATAGACGATTTGTTCGAAGTAAAGTAAAAATAGGATGTCCCTTTTAATACGGTTAATACATCCAGATAGTTTGCCAGTCTCCAGTAATTTGTATATGTTGATACATCAGTGCTTAAATAGGGAGGATCAACCAGGAATACCACTCCGGTTATATGCTTCCAACGTTCAAATAATACTCTGTAATCCTGTTTTACAATGGTAACTTCATTCAGGTAATCATCAGCCCGATCATAATCGTTCTTTTTTACACAATTATAAAATGTTTGTTTTTTCAACTCATCAAGGTTCATGACATATTTCATACTAAATAATAAAGAAGCCGAAAGTGTAATATAATCTACAAAACCGGTCTTTTCTTCCATTTCTATTCGTGATATGATAATATCCTTAATATCCTTACTTATTATCTTATCATCTGCCGAACCGGCAACAATACGCCTTATATCAGTAAGCAAAACGTTCGTACGGTCTATATTATTAATACGGATATGATAGTCATCAAAATCATTGTAGATCACTTCCGCGTCAGGATACATCTGTTTAACGGTATGTGACAATAAACCGGACCCCCCGAATAGGTCAACAAATAAGGGTGTACTTTTAAAATCCTGTAATGCCACTTTAAAATCAGTTAGGAATCTTCGTTTTTGTCCCTGAAAAGGCAATGGCGCCTGAGTAAAATTTTTCATTAAATAATTGTTTTTTGAAATTAGTAAATATATTGTTTATCTTTGCAAAACCACTCATGTACATTTTGAACACAAAAAATGCGACTTAGCAACTGAAGGCATTTGGCCCCCGGTTTGCGCTAAGTCGCATCGTTGTGTTAGTACGTGAGTGGTATCTCTACTAACAACCGGGGGCTTTTTTACTATCCCCCTTAATTTTAAATTATTTAAACCATGCTTTTATCTTCCCCCATATAACCACAAACGGAATCTTCCCAATCAACCACAACCCTATCATTCCAATCCCTACCCCACCAATCAACCATTTCCACCAATTGCTCACAGTAGTCTCAGATAACGAAGTTTTAGAATTAAGCGTACTATTCACCCTCATAACGCTATCCAATTTAGTCTGTAGTTCCATGGTATAACCTATCTGCAAATTAAGTTTCTCAGTCAACCCCTCCTGAATCTGAATATCCTTTTCGTTTGATTCTTTCACGATCCGGATTGTTTCTTTGACTACCGGCGGTTTATTGGTTCCAGGAACAATCGGTTTTGAAGGATCGTAATCCGTGGTATGGGTTTCAATCGTTTTATTCTTTTTTTCGGATAAATCCGTTTTCTTATCAGCAGTTTTTACGGACTGATCACTCACAGAACCCGTCTGTTTTTCGTCCAACTTTTTGGATACTTCAGTATCTGTTTTCAAATTACTTGATAGGTTTGATTTTTCAAGTTTTTTTGTTCCAGAACATGAGCAAAACAGGATTAAAATACAAATAAAAGCGATCCGATTTTGATACTGCAGAAATGCGACTATCTTATCATAATTTCGGGGGTTACTCCACCAACGATCATTCCGGATAGCCAGTGCCAGTAAGTTTCTAAAAAAAATACGTTTTTTTGTTTTCATCATAGTAATCATTAAATCATATAAATCATAGTTCAGACATTACAACCAACGACTTACTTTATAAATTTGACTTTTCAATCTTCTCTTCCTGTAAACACCATCCCCCTCACGGCTTCCGGCTTCATTCGTATTTCCTTCCACGGTGATGGCCATGCTTCCTTGTTTCCATTGATCAATAAATCCTACATGCGCGATACGGCCTTTATTGGGGAAATAGATCCCGAAAACATCGGCAGTACCGGGGGTTGAATTTTTCTTTGATCCGCGGGTGTAAATTACTTTTTTCGACGGGAACCAGTTTGGAGCGTATCCGGATATCACGGCTTTTATTCCGGCAGTCTTATAGGTCCATGTAATAAAGGCAGCGCACCATGGTTGACCACGTTTAAGGATGGCAGAATGCAGGTACATTTCAACCCGCTGGCCGTCATTGTGTCCTGTAGCTTCACGAGTACCAATTTCAGCCGTATAAATACGTGAAACTGTCTCTATGCTACTACCAGCGTTCTGGCCAGATAAACTAGTAATCCCAACAATAAAAAATAAATAGAGTAAGAGAGTTTTAATTTTTGCCATGGTTGTAAGTTTTCGAAATCGGTTTTCATTTTAACTTGTAAATATCTCCGGTGATTACCAAATACAATCCCCAGCATGATCCAGGCTATTGAAATGTAAATCACAAACTGGATGATCGCAAATAGTGGAATTTGGAATATCCCGGCATCGAAAACAGCCGCCGTCGGGTCCATCCATCTGAGAACCCCGATACTTAGTAGCCATACGGCAAACACGACAGGAAGAGTCATAAACTCATGATACTTTTTGAAAAAACGTTTAATTGATTTCATGATATTATTTTTATAAATGAGGTAAATACTTTTTCACTTCCAACTCCGGCAAGGATAACAACTAAGGCAACAAGGGCTGCAATAAGTTTAAACATTTTAGGATTGTCGTTCAGAAAAATAAGAATCCGCAAACTATCAAATTTTTTATCAACATCCAATCGGCAAACCTTACACTGCTGGTCTATATGTGTTTTATTTGTCTCGATTGCATCCATAATTTCTTTCTGATTTTCGGCAGTTTTTTTGTTGATATCATCAAATTTTTCATAAATACCCTCAAAAGTCTTATCTAACGATATTGCCAACAGTCGTAACGTTGTCGGGATCTCTCCTGTCTGCGTTCCCAAAGCTGTTGTCGTCTGTTTTTCCATGTCCTCACCCATGATTATATTTTTTACATTATTTGATAATTAAATTCACTATCCGCAACTGATTCTAAACTGATTCCTATACTTGAAATTTTAGTTCTATAATAATTTTTAGGAGGTATCACTCCATATTCCAAGTTCAGTCCTATAGAGTAAATTTTACTCCTTACACGACTTACGGGAGGTATAATTCCAGTGTCTAAAGCAATTCCTATTGAGTTTATTCGTATCATAATTATTGATCGTAATCCGCATTAAAATGAGCATTCAATTCGACACGCATAAATTTAAGTACAGGAATCTTATAATAGTAATTCGCAGTATCATTAGCAAGGGTTACAAATTCCTGATCTGCATTAGTTACAGCCCAATTATCATAATAAGAAATCTTGTCATTTGTTACCTCACTAAATAGAACTGGTTTATCAATATTAACTCCTATCTTATGGTATAACATTTGAACATTTCCAAAAAGCGGTGCACTGTACCTTGGAAAATCAATTGATGGTGTATCCATATTATCAAATGGAAGAATTTCTATACTTTCAAGTGGGGTTGCTAAAACTTTTTTTACATTAGTTCCTGAATCTCCATTGAGTAATGTAAAATTAAGAACATCCGAACCTGTCTTAAAAAAATAATCAGGTAGATATTGAGTACCATTAAAAACTACAGCCGAATAAATATCTCGATTCAAATTACAAACTTTGTAAATCGTATTAGGCTCTAAAATGTCTGTAGGAAGTAAAGAAAGTGGATTCATTAGATTTTGATGTTTCCCAAAATAATATCCAAAAGCTGATCCATCATCCGACATTATGTTACTTCCGTTATACTTAACTCCGTTAGGAATATTAACGGTATTAGAAGTACAACGATTCCATATTTGATTAGACGTAGTGTCAAATTCAATAGACTTAACTCCACTAATCATTTTACGCATTAATAGAAGCCCTTGCTCTGAAGAATCTGTACCATCTGCATTTACATTAATCGCTTCGCTTAAATCATTAATTAAATCTATTTTTGCAGCAGGTTTAAAACAGCCTACGTAGCCTCCTAAGTCGGAAGCATAAAGTGCTTCATTATTTGAAGCAGGATTTAAAGAATAGTCTTGAACTGTACCATCTTCATTATAAGCGTTAAATATATTTGCAGATGTTCCTCCGTTTTTTTGTTCTTTAATAACTCGACATGTTTCATTTCCAAAAGAGTCTTTTACAAATAATGATGTAGAATCATCAATAGGCATTCCTGCAACTACATAAGCATCCCTTAATAATTGTATATTAGCTTTTGAGTCATTAGTCCAAATGGGTTGAATAATAGGAGTTGAGAAGTATTTAAAAATACATGTTGATGGGAAGATAGTATAAAGATTATACCCAAAATTTGAGTTCATATAATTAAATTCAACTATTTGTATACTATTCCTTACGGTACAAGTAGTTATTTCATTACCAAAAAACGTTGATTGGTGAAGATAATGATCTCTTCTACCATCATCAGAAGAACCATGAATTATATCTTTAACCAATAAATAATCAAATCTATCTAAAGCACCAATATTATATTTTTGTATTATAGATCGATACCAACATCTACTATTAGCAGTACCATTAACACTGTCAACAGTCATATTATAACATCCCGCATCAGAAACTTCATATAAATAAAGACTAGGATTATAATTAAGGAATAAAAACCGTTGATTTATATCATCTCCTATTAATCTTACACTAGATATACTAAAATATTCATTTATAACTCCTCTAAAAACGATATTACTAATACCACTTTTTTGAACAGCTTTAAACATACTTTTAAATGGATATTCACGAGTTCCATCACCTGAAAAATCATCTCCCACATACGTATGCACAAAAACTGTATTAGCATTTGTTATAGCTCTAGCTGAATCAGTACCATCGGGATTGGGTACAAATCTTGTCTTAAATAAATTTGCCATCTTTAAACAGTTTTAATCGTTATAAAAAAGTCAGAACAAGCCCAATTGGATTGATCGCAATAAATATATTGAGGGCAAATCACAATAGTAAATGATTCAACTTTTACCGTATATGAAAATGGTCGTTTAAAACGATCCAGTGAATCAGGTATAAGTTTATCATTGATCAACACATTTACATTCTTGTTATACCATGTTTGAAATTCCTGTGATTGTTCAGAAAGCATTTTACTTTCATTAAATTGTATTGTATTTGTTATATTCATGATAATATGATTATTGCGTTTGCGTTGTTATAACCTGTTTGAATTAAAATGTCATTTATAACTAGTTCCGTTCCTGTCGGTAAAGTAACCCCAATTATTGATGTCTGATCGTAATTAGTAGCACCTATTGTTACAGATATACTAATGCAATTAGTCATTAACTGTACACTTGAAATCGTTTTACTTGATGTCCATTTGAACCTCTGCGGATATACAATACCATTTGCACCGGTTTTAAAAAGGGATATATTTAGAGGTGCAGGTGTTCCGTTAGTTCCCTGCGCTCTTATTCCTGTATCCGTTGTACCATAATACCAGTTACCATTTACGCCAATTGTTGGCGTTATTCCATTAACAGCAGTGGGTATTGTAGGTTTATTTTTTATAAAGTCTTTTGCGGTATCGTCTGTTTGGTTGAAGTCTGATTGAATTTGGGACGCTTGTGATTTCTTCACATAAACATCTTCCCAATCAGGATAAGCCTGAGGGTCGGCTATATCGATTCTACGCCTTAAGGTATTGCTATCATCATTCCAAACTTGAAGGATACTGACATCTTTAGTTATGGATAACCTCCCTGATCTAAATCCGGTAACTGCGTATTCGCCATCTATCAGATCGGTTCGGTTAAGGTCTTCCCATGTTGCAATAGGTAGGGGAATAGGTATCCCAAATTCTATGAACCAATTACCCCATGCACCATCATGCTGTGTATTTCGGTATTTAATTCCATTCTCAAAAGTGATTTCACTTATAAGACTTTGTCCATGTTCGGCCTCCTCAAAAGATGAGTATCTAATTTCAAGATTAAAATTATATTGTTCATTCCATGGGGCAACTAATGTTATTCCAAAAGAACCCGGATAACCGATTGTATCGACACCTGTAATATCATCAAAAAGAAATGTCCCTTTTTTAAAATAGGTTTCTTTTATATTTTTGCCATCCTCATCAGACCCGGCACTATTAGAATAGCCCGCATAGGATGAATAGCCGGCTCTCTTTGATAATACGACATCAGCTTTAGTAGTTGATTCAACACCTCCTACATTTTCGTATACATTTTGACCTGAATAGTCAGCCTTTGATTCAACCGCATCAAGTATTGCAGCACCGGCATCACCAACACGTTCAGCAGTATTTGCCTCTTTACCTTTTTCATTTCGTATTTGTAGCCACAATTGTCGGGCAATGGTTGTTAAACTCATAATAGTTTATTAATTAAATTGGACATGCAGTTGCATCATACACCCGTGAACCATCTGCCGAAACAATTAGACCGGGATACTGACTTTGATAATTTGCCTGTACATATGCAGCATAATCCGTTGCGCGGGTGTTATAATCAGCCGTTGACATCTTAGCCAGTTCATCTGCCGTAACAACCGGATAAGTCACGCCCTGAGTAAAGGTAGCCATGAATGGCAATACGTTCACTGATTGCTGAACTCCGTTTAATTTTACTGTTACCGTTAGCGTTTTAAATCGCTTGTATCCGTTATTTATAAATGCCATTATCGTTGTGGTGTTAATTCATTTGTATAATTATATGAGCTATCAGAATTAGGAGTAATACTTACTATATCAGCACTTATTATTCCATAATCGCTTAAGAACGCTTCTGACTGTGAAGTACCGAGTGGCAAATAGAAATTATAGTTACCATCTTGTCCGGTATGTGCAATGCTTAGATTTACAACTATTGTTACATTCGATGCAACCGTATAATCACTTTCTACATATGCTCCATATCCCGAAAAGAAAACACGAATATTATTATCAATAGGTCCGACATCTGTTTTTTCGCAAATAGGATCAGTCCATGAAGCTTCATACGTTATTCCATTCAATTCACATACAGGGTCAGTCCAGGCAATTTCATATGTCACTGTTGTTTGTCCGATTGAATACCGTTTCCCTTTAAGCTTATATTTTTCAAGCAATGAAACAAGTAATTGACCATTGACAGTTATTCCCGAAGGTATGTTTACAATAAAATCAACTATTATTCCATCACCGTCTGTTATATAAATCGTTTTCAAGAAGTTTCCAAATAACCGGTAATTCAATATAGCTTCAATATACATCACCTGGCACGTCATTGCAGCCTGTAACCTCATATCTGACTGCCACGCTTTGAACTGTTCATATTCAAACGTTAACGGTGTAGATACAGCCTTATAGATTGCAACCAGACTTTCTGAACGCAGGAAAGTAGGCATTAACAGATTTACCAGTTTATTAAAATCTATATTCATACTATGTGTGGTTGATATGTTGGTGTGATTACACCCAGTTGAAACCAACCGTTTGTACTTTCAAAAGTTCCCCAGGTCTGCTTAACTACTGTGTTAATTTTAAATTCAGTAATTGAAATATCAACTACACCATCAACGATCTGTATTGCATCCATCAGTTTTGTAATATTCAGTTTTCCACCAAAGTCATTATCATTCAAATTTGAAATAAATGCCTTTATTGCATCAATGACCGGATAGTTCGCTGCAATAATTAACTTTCCTGTTGAGTCGAGAACAAGCGGATTATAATCCACCGTGATTCCAAAGTCAACCACATCACCGGTTCCGGTTATTACTTCTACAAGAACGCCTGCCGGTTTAATCGAATTGGCATACGCTTCAAACAGAACCTTATCATCATTTGTAAGTGCTGTAATATCAGTCCCGGTTTCAGTAGCTACAAACAACTGAACTTTACAGATACCATCTACATTTTGCCTAACGGCCGACCTTTTTATAATTTGCTTTGAAATATCAATTGTTGCATATCCAAAAATGAATGTTACAGGATTCATGACGAGACCTATTCCTTTTTGAAACAACATTACCTGAGCATGCCACCATGAAGAATTAGCGATATAAGCCCCTTCAACCTTATTCTGTATTTCAGTTTTAAAAAGGTCTAAAATCATTTCAAGACTCCACACCGCAAACGCAAAGGCATAAAATATCATGCTTTCAAAACTTACTTTTGAAAATAGACCATCGAAACCAGTTACGATATCCTGAAAACCATAAAGTCTTTGAATTGCAGGCTGTGAAATATATGCGTTGCCTATTTCCGTTTTAATGTCAGCAATTAGTCGTGCCATAATTAATTAAATGTAAAGTCAAATGTATAATCAAAAATCCGGTTAGTACTGCCCGGACTCGAACCTAATCCGGTAGCCGGCTTAATTTGTTTATCCTGGTAATAGGTAGCAATTTGTTTATAAAGAATCCCTGCCGGTAAAAGAACCATTTCTGAAGTAAGTTCATCAGTTATTCCGATTGAGTTGATTAATGCCATTTCAAATGCCGCTTCAGCAGAACCTGAAACCTGAATAGCGATATCGAAAAGAGTTTGCCCGGATACCGATTTTAGAACATTGTTCTGCATAATTGGACTAACACCAATAAGTGAGACCGGAACACCGCTTGATTCAACCGTTTGTGCCCGACTCGATGCCGGCTTAATTTGTTTGTCCAGGTAATAATTTGAAACAGTATCGTTCAACACCTGAGATAATTTCAGTTCGCTTATTGTATCCAAGTCATCAGTCAAGTTCAAATCATTCAATAATGCCATGGAAAAAGCTGCCTCAATTGAGCCGGCTGTTTGAATAGCTATATCGAAAATGGATTGACCTTGTAATGCTTTCATGATACTTTTTTATTGTTTATTCGTGGGGATCCTGTAGATATCACTTTATAACATTATACTTTTTCAACAAATAGTATACGAAACATAATCCGGATAAAATCAAAATTATTATACTGATCGTAACCCAACCAGGCGTTTTTGTTTCTTGAGTAAGTTGATCGGATGTTTTCAGTGAAACATCCGATTTACCTTTATCTGTTATCGACTCATCAAATTTAAAGTTCGACTTATCTTCATTTCGTGTCAGATAATCTATATTACTATTATTGTCAATGTTGGTATTAAGGTTTTTTTGATTGACTCTATGAGTCGTTTTCTTATTCGTAGTGGTTGATATCAGATATTGATTACCGGTTGAATCAGGCTTTGAATAATTGGTAGTCGTGTTTTCTTCAACAGTTGTTTCTTCAACAGTTCCGGTGTCGTTTACCTTCACAGTTCCTGACTGGCTTTGTTTTGTTTCTGAAGTATTCGTGATATTCAAAATGGAATCAGCTGACAGTTTAGTGGACAAATTCGCTGCTGTTTTTACTTCAGCTTTCGAAGTGGTAGTTTGCTTCACTGTACGACAACTCAATGTGATCAGCGAGAGTACCATGAGAAAAAGTAGTTTTTTCATATCAATCAATTTTATTTAGTTCGAGTAAAGCCGGGCATTTATCAGCTCCGGGACAGCTTTTTGCCTTATTTATCGCACGTGTCAATTTACTGACTTCTGTTTGCAATGATTTAGCCAGGCTTTCAAATGATATTGCCAGTTTTTCAAATTCTTCCATTCGGTCTGTCAATGCTCCTATCCGTTGACCATCAATGGCAGACTTTTCATCTGATAGCTTTTTCCATAGTTCTGCAATTTCTTGCACGTTAAGAATTCTCTTACCTTCATTCTCAATTTCAGTACCGGTAGCTTCAGCGTTAGCCTTTTTAGCCTCTGCAGCAACTTTGTTCTTTTGACTTTTTAGTGTCAATAGATTTATCATCCAATTACCACCCAAAATGGTAGCAACTAACAGGAGTATTTTTTCTGTTAAATTCATTCTATTCTTTTGTTAGCTGTGAAGTACCTGCCACTGCTACACAAGTAGCAACTACATATCCTAAACCGGTTATTAAAACAGAGTTTAAATTTAAACTCATAGTCGAATTTACAACTAAAACAGCCGCACATGATCCACCAATTTTTAATGCGTACCTTTTCAACTGAATGAAAAACTTTGGTGATTTTGCGTTTAAGCGTTCAATTATTGTATTCATAACTATCATTTTGTAAAATATAATGTAACTTCAGCTTTACGTCTCTTTACAAGTCCTGGTAATACCTTACCACCTCCATGAATCCAACTATTAAACTGATTAGCTATTGATGGATCATTTGTATTTGCCAATACTTTTTTTAATAGAGTACTATCACCCAATCCTTCAGGAATAGTATCAATATCAATATCAGAACCACAGTTATAAGCAAAATCAACCAACGCATCAAACTGATTTTGTGAAAGCTTAACCGATTTAGTAAGAAATGTCACATCCTTTTCAAATGCTTGTAAGTCCCACAAAAGAATCTGGTCAGCTTTTTGTTGAGTAATAGCAGGATCTTTCATAGATACTCGAACTCCATTTGGGTAACGAGTACTACCCCAACCAATCGTTGGGATACCTGCAGGACATAAATATGGTTTTAATTTACACCCCTCAAATTGTTTTACCAATAATACTGCTTTAACTGATTTCATATTAGTAATCTGCTTTTACCTCCATACCGGAAGTAGTTATACTTAATTTATCCACTTTTAGTCCATCCTTTGCAAACTCTTCACGTATGGCCTTTTTCCATTCGTTC